CCTGAGACAGATCTTCCAAATAAATCAGTATTACTATCCCAAATTTCTTCCGGCAGGGAGTATGCGTATACAGTATGTTCTTCTGGGATTATTGACTGATCTATTAGACCGTTTCCCATATCTTTTCCGATATTCATCTATTATCTCCAGATCCTCCAATTACTCCACGGGTCTTACGGGATTGTAACTTTTCGAGATTGATTATACATATCTCATCCAGGGTATATCCTAAGTCTCTAGTTAGAGTCGCACAATACCACATTACATCTGAAATTTCTTTGGCGATCTCTTTCTTCTTTTCATCTGTAAAGACTCCCTCGTTATCTCTGAGGACTTTCTTCACCTTATCTGCTACTTCCCCAGCCTCTCCTGTAAGTCCTAGTGTTGGATAGATGATCTTAGATCCTTCTCCATAAATTGCCGTTGCTACTGCTTTCTCTTGGTATTCGTTTAGTGTCATTTGATTATTATTTACAATTTCTCTCTCCCCATTCACAGAATTCTATGAATGTTTTTTGTTGGTCTTCAGATAATTCTGAAAACATCATATGATATTGTTTGTTTTGTTCAAAGTCAAACGGATCAATACAATGTTTTAATGCATCGTCTATTATTTCTCTAAGTCGTTCCACTTCATTCATGGTAGGAATAGTCAGATTCGAACTGACGATGACTGAGATATGAACTCAGTGTCTTAGACCACTAGACGATACTCCAGTTTATGTTGCGGGTGATGGATTCGAACCACCAACAGGACATTATCCATTCTCTTGGTTATGAGCCAAGGATGTTACCAATTACACTAACCCGCGATTAAATCTATTTAAAATATTCGTAACATACGTATCCGATAAGTGCTAAAATCAATACACCAATTACCAATCCAAAACTAATCCATAGAGGGGATAATACCCACCACCATGACCAACTGATCACGCCTCCAAGTTTTAGTCCTACGAATAGTATGGTAAGGAGTCCAGTGAACCCTATACCGCCCGATGATGTTGTTTCTTTACTCATAATTTTATTAAAGTCGCATATGCTAGAGTTGAACTAGCCTCTCTCCCTTATATGGGGAGTATGTTCACCGAACACTTATATGCATGTAATCCCACGGGGAGTCGAACCCCGATCTGGTAGATGAAAACCACCTGTTCTAGCCATTGAACTATGAGATCTTTGTGCAGTAACTTCCCTGCTTCCCGGCGAATGAACTTTTACTTGCGCTGCTATCGGAGTCCGTTCGCCCGTCCCGATGACACCCTGACTATATCAGGGTTTTAATTAATGTCAACCTCTCAATTTCAGTAAGTTTGTTTCATCTTAATCTCCCACATTGGTCGTTTTCGGATTCTGGTTCCGATACCTTCAAATAAAAAAGCTCCACTTTTTAATGTGGAGCTTTGTTTACTTTGGTTTTTTACTATACTAAAACAAACAAGCTACTCCACTCCACGGTAATCACTAGGATTCCCGAGAATAAACTCTGTTGGTTGATGTTTCATATAGGACATTGTTAATTGTATTTAGTCTTAAGCGTTATACTTTTTCAACTCTAAAAAAATTGTTTCTAACTCACCATCTAAAGAGGGATCATTTAATTCAGTTTTTATCATATCGACAATTGTAGTATATGCCTCATCTTTGGATAATTCTGGGCCTTTGATTAAAGATCCTTCTGGGGATATAAAGGTTAAGTCGTAGAGTAATTCCATTGATAATTTAGCAAACTCTATATTATCTTTTTTAAAAGATATATATGGTTCAAACCGAACTTTATCTATATCTCTAGTGTATGATAGTCTCATGCGTCAGACTTTTCTGAAACCATTGATCTTTCTTCTTCTTCTGTGAATGAAGCACACGTTGCATATGCATCCATTGTTGTAGCCGATCTCATAGTTTGCATCTTCGCATTAAGAACATTAAATGTGTTCTCCGAGTTACTTGAGTTGTAAGCTGATGTATTACCTTTAGAGATTCCCCATGATACAGCCTCATTAACTGCATCCAATGAAGCACCAACAAATTGGAACTGCCAAGCATACTTCTCAGTTTGCTCTGTAATCAATGACTTAACATTCTCTTTAGTAAACTCTTTAGATGAGTTCTCGAATCCGTCTGTTTGGATTACTACTAATACTTTACTTGGTCTATCAGCTTCCGTCATTGATTGCAACTTCTCCCCAACAGTTACAACAGTCTTACCAATTGCATCTAGTAGAGCAGTTCCCCCTCTTGGTCGAACTGTTAATGTGTCATCGACAGATTGAATATCTGTAAAGTCTTCAACGAGTTCGTAATCTGTATCGAAAGCTGCAACAGTAAATGTGCATCTACCATCGGCATCCTTATTATCTTTAATCATTTGTGTGTAACCTCCTTGTACATCCTCCCAACAAGAAGCCATAGAACCGCTGCGATCAATTATCATTGCAATGTGTGTGTAGTCATTCATAACACCAATAATTTAGCACACCGATTTGGGTTGTCAAGAAGTTTCTTTAGGATACCAGTCGATGGATTCTGAAAGAACACAATCGATACGCAACCCTTCGGCATATTCCTCATCCCAATACTCCCTATTCAAACACTCATCGGGATCATCACTATCCCACTTTGGGGGTGGATTGAATTTCCCATTCACTGGTTCAATCCACATATAGAAAGGGTTACTACCAATGCTCTCGATAATTGCAGCCTGTCCATTATAATTAATATTTCTACCAATAAGTTCTTCTTTCCAAAATCTAGAATGGAAATTTATCGGACCCTCTAAATATTCAACCATCATAGCCTTAGCTTTATGATAAGCATAATCTTCACTACCTCCAAACTTAAAAAAGGGTTTTCCATTTCTATATACTGTTGTAGTGCAACCCATTCGTAGGGATGAATCCCCCCACTTAGTTTTAAAATATTTAGACTTTTCTTGTTTTATTTCCCAAGTTGGAGCTTCCCCTCTAATACCATAACAGTCAGATACTTCAATGGTATCATCCATTGGTATATATTTATCACCATCTTTATATGTACTACCATCTATAGGGTAACAACAATAATCCTCTGAATTATATCCATCATATCCAATGATCTGATATGGTACATTATTAACTTCTAAATCCCAATCAATAAATCTCGGATTCTTCTCTAATACCTCTTTATATAACATAAAGATAATTTTAGCACACCGATTTGAGATGTCAAGAAATTTTATTGAGGAATCGTCTCAGATAGTGTAAAGCCTTCTCACCTCTATGAATAGTCTCCATAGATTTACCCTTCACGGACTTTACCATCCACCCCGAATTAGTATCTTTATATGTTACTAATCCTTGGTTAACAGCTTGTTTTAGAAGTTTCTTTACAGCTTTCTCATCTCCATGACCAGATTTACCTTCATATACAATTTTAGTATAATCATTTAAAGCAAATCTATCGACCTTTTCTTCAACGATAACTTCTTCTATTTCCGATTCTTCTGTGTACATCTCGGTGTACATGCTTTGTAAGTTCTTTCTCATAATTACATTATTGATATTGTATTGTGATGGGATTGTAGATAATAGTAGAATAGTTGTTCAAACTGTGATTTTAAATCATATAGATAGTCATCAGCATCTTCAGGATCAAGTTGTAATTGATAACCTCTACCTATCTCATTACCCCAAGCTTTCTTATTAGAGTCCAATAATCTTTTTGGTAATGGATTAAATTTTAATTCACCATTACTTAATAGGTATTGGGCGAAACATTCGTAAATGAATTCTCCAGTTCTTGGAAGTTTCTTCATTCTAGCACTTCTAAATGTGCCTATTGATTCTAATAGATTCCTAACTAATGGATCATTATCATAAATTAAACCTCTTGGTTGTCTACTTGCACCATATCCATCATTCAATATACTAGATATCGATCTATTGATCTCATTAATGTAATGGTCTATAGAGTTATCACGCATATTATGTCTAAATGTTGCTGCGAATGCATGTCCTATTCTATGTGCAATCGTCCATGCAGTTAAGGGTGTTCGATCTGCTGCGGCATTCGCTGTAAATATGACAGTGGTTTCCCCCTCTTTTGGAACTGGAATATCTTTACCCCACTCTAAACCTAGTAATTTTGTAACATCTTCGGCAGATACAACTCCCATTTCCGAGTGTTGACTTGCATTAGGCTGTTTCACAAAATATAAATTAAAATCAGTGTTTTCAATATTATTAAATTTCTGTTCAATCTTCTGTAAACCCGCAGGAGAACTTAGAATAGCAACTGATTGCTTATCATAACCATGTCTATTCTTACCACCATCCCACTTACCAATCTTCTGCATATTGATTAGGGGCATCTCTCTTAAGAGATCTAATTGTGAGAGCTTAACCATATTACAGTTTGTCAATTTTACTTTGTAAAGTTTTTAAAGCGAGGGTTGCTACACTATCATTCCCAGAATCCGATAATGAACTCAGTTCTTGCTCTATTAACTGCATTACAGATCCTTTAGAGATTGAAGTTTCTTCCTCCTGTTCATAAACGTGTTGGGTTTTGACATTCATATCCCCACTTCCTCTACCAAATGTGCCTTTATACGACAATCCGATAGCCGTTTCATCAGGACTATGCCAACCACCTTTCTTCTTTGGAGTCGGACCTGTTAACTTGTCAGACCACCCTTCGCTGTATATTTCACCCATCTCTTTAATCCACATATTAGTATTTAATAAAAAGTCTATTTACCTCGTCGGTATCGGTTTTTTCAGCCCCCGGAAAAATAAATTTTCGGGGTAAATAAACCAGAAGTATGACTCCCGTTGACAATTTGAAAACCCCTGATACAGTCGATGAAATGGACATCGAAGAAGCACCCGACAATATATTCAAAGAACAAATTAGCAGAAAGCCGAACAAATACCCGTGGACTGATCAGTTCATTCAAGCCATGCACGATGGCTTCTGGACAGATAAGGAGTTCTCGTTCAAATCCGACCTCCAACAATTCCGATGCGACCTCACACCACAGCATCAGGAAATAATAATCCGAACCCTTTCGGCTATCGGACAGATCGAAGTTGCCGTAAAAACATTTTGGGCAAAACTTGGTGATAATCTACCACACCCAGCTTTACAGGATCTTGGATATGTAATGGCAAATGTTGAAGTTATTCATAACAATGCATATGAAAGACTTATAAATGTTTTGGATCTCAATGACGTATTTGAAGAGAATCTAAAGTTGGACTGGATTCAAGGTCGTGTTAAATATCTAAAGAAGTATACCCATAGATTCTATAAGGATTCGAAGAAGCAATATCTATATGCTTTAATCCTTTTCACATTGTTCGTCGAGAATGTGTCGCTATTCTCCCAATTCTACATCATTAATTGGTTTGGTAGGTTCCAAAATGTTTTGAAGGATACGGACCAACAAGTTAAGTATACTAGAAATGAGGAAAACATTCACGCATTGGTTGGCATTAAGATCATCAACACTATCCGCGAGGAGTGTCCCGAATTATTCGATCAAGAGTTGATCGATAGGATTTCATCGGAAGCGAAATCGGCATTTGAATCTGAGTCGAAAATAGTGGATTGGATGGTAAATGGGGTTGACGAAGAGAATTTGTCTGCTACGATCCTGAAAGAGTTCGTCAAAAATAGGATAAATGATTCTCTGTTGCAGATCGGTTTCGATAAAGTTTTTGAAATTGATGACGAGATTTTGGAAAAAACTATGTGGTTTGATGAGGAATTGTTGGCAAATAATATGACTGACTTTTTCCACGGTAGACCCGTAGAGTATTCTAAGAAAAATCAATCATTCGATGAAGACGAACTATTTTAAATTATAATGAATAATATATATTGGCTTAATAAAGATTCTAGACAGTTTCTAGAACGTGGGTATCTTCTTAAAGGGGAAACCCCAGAACAGAGGATAAGGGATATTGCAGATCGTGCCGAAAAACTTTTAGGTATTTCGTTTGCAGATAAGTTTGAAGACTATTTACATAGGGGATTTTATTCACTATCTAGTCCAATTTGGAGTAATTTTGGTAGAGATAGAGGACTGCCTATAAGTTGTTTTGGTAGTTACATCCCAGATACTATGGATGGGATCATGGATAAACTATCCGAGATATCAATCATGACTAAGATGGGCGGGGGAACTTCTGCATATTTTGGCGATCTTAGAGGTAGAGGTGCTAAAATATCTGCGGGTGGTGCTTCAACTGGGTCGGTACATTTCATGGAATTATACGATAAGGTTATGGAGGTTGTATCTCAAGGGTCTGTCCGTAGAGGTTCTATGGCTGCATATCTTCCAATTGATCACCCGGATATCAACGACTTCCTTAAAATTAAATCTGATGGTAATACTATTCAAAACTTGTCATTCGGAGTCTGCGTATCTGACGAATGGATGCGTAAGATGATTGAGGGGGATAAACCATCCCGTAAGTTATGGGCCAAGGTTATTCAACGTAGGAGTGAATCTGGTTATCCATATATCTCATTTACTGACACTCTAAATAATAATGCCCCTCAAGTCTATAAAGATAAGGGCCTCACAATCCATAACCAAAATCTTTGTAATGAGATTGCGTTATCTAATTCCCCGGAAGAATCTTTTGTCTGTGATCTATCCTCCCTGAACCTTGCAAAATGGGACGAACTTAAGGAAACTGATGCAATTGAAACCTTGGTATATTTCTTGGATGCTGTTATGACTGAATTCATCGATAAGACTGAAGATGTTAAACATATGGAATCTCCGAGAAGATTTGCAATAAACCAAAGGGCTTTGGGTGTTGGTGTTCTTGGGTGGCACACTCTCCTACAATCAAAAGATATAGCTTGGGAGTCTATGGATGCCAAATTTCTAAATAGTGAGATATGGTCTACTATTAGAAAGCGCACAGATAGTGCTACAGAGGCGTTAGCCTCTAAATACGGGGAACCTCCACTATTAGTCGGATATGGCCGTAGAAACACCACCACGCTCGCGGTTGCACCCACTACGTCAAGCTCATTCATTCTAGGGCAGGTATCTCCATCTATTGAACCATTAAATAGTAATTACTTCGTTAAGGATTTGGCCAAGGGTAAATTTACATATAAAAATCCACATCTAATCGAACTCTTTATTTCCATTGATAAAAATACGGTAGAAGTTTGGAGATCCATATTGAATCATGGTGGTAGTGTTCAACATTTAGATTTCCTAGACGAACATCAGAAAGATGTTTTCAAAACCTTCAGTGAAATCTCCCAAAAGGAAATTATAATTCAAGCTGCCCAACGACAAAAGTTTATCGATCAGGGACAATCTCTAAATTTGATGATACCACCAAACACTTCAGCTAAGGATATAAATACCTTGTTGATATTCGCATGGGAGCAAGGGGTTAAGGGTCTGTATTATCAGAGAAGTTCAAACCCATCACAAATGTTAGCTAGATCAATTCTCACATGTAGTTCGTGTGAGGGTTGACAAATCAAAACCCTAATATACACTATCAACAAATAATTTATGCAAAACTGGAAATATAAAGGAAGCGCAGCCGCAGAGGAAATCGAACCTACAACATATCAACCGATACTTATCTCACAGGGGAGTATGGATATTCCCCAAATGGGGGGTGGTATCCGAGTAGTAGAGAATACAATTTACTTTTATGATGATGTGACGGAGGATTCGATGTTGGAACTTAATAAAACATTATTGGAAGTTGATCTAAAGCTTCAGAATACTAGAAATATTCTTGGAGAAGATGCATTCACTCCGATAATCCATCTACATATTAATACATTTGGTGGTAGTATATTCGCAGCATTCTCCACGGTAGACACTATTAGAAATCTAAAATCTAAAGTCTACACATATGCAGATGGTAGTGTCGCATCTGCGGGGACATTACTTCTCGCAGTTGGAGATAAACGATTTGTGGGTAAACACGCCCATGTATTGATTCACCAACTATCATCTGGATTCTATGGAAAGTTTTCTGAGATTGAAGACGAGATGTATAATCTCAACAATCTAATGAAACTCTTAAAGAAGTTCTACAAAGAACATACCAAAATTCCAATGAAAAACTTGGACGCTCTTCTTAAGAAAGATATTTGGATGGAAGCTGATGAATGTGTTCGACTTGGAATAGTTGACGAAATTAAGTAGACTTCACAGCAACCTTCCTCTCATGTATCTGAGGAAGTGCTTGCGTGATGTTCGTGTGATCGTTAATACCCTCATCAGCCGCTATATTTCGAACGTCTTTATTGGATTCTGTTAATCTAATAGGGATAGAATTGAAATGGTGGCTATGGGGGTAATTTACTATCAAGTTATCTTTAGAAGATGCATACACTGGATAGAACACACCCCCAACTTGACATTCACCAATTACAAGTCTCCTGTCTTCATCGGCAGCAAACTTACCATATAGTATAGTATCCTGCGTCTGCTGAACTTCCAGTGGTGCAGTTATGTGCTGAACATACAATTCACCTTCCACGGACGCACCACCACCCATAATAGTATTACCTTTAATACCAAGAGAACTTTCTACATATACCTGTCGATTAGACCTGAGTGTTATAGTTTTCAATGATTGAATTTCTACAATCGATTCTGACGCTAGTGAAATACCATGAGATGCGTTTATATTGATCTTTTTAAATCCAGCCTTTAGAGTAGCACCCCCAAGTTCGGTATTACCTGTAGTTTTGAATTGAATTCCACCACTTCCCACAGTTCTAGAGTACGCATTACATACAATCTTACCATCATTACCTCCAAGGAAGTTAGATGAATTATCAACTTCCTCTATATGTGGCACGTAATCATGGTTCTTAAATGTTCCAGTTTCGGATACTAACATCTCTAGAGGTTGACTCCTACCCTTTTCATCTATACGTATGGATGGGAAGTCGTTGAAAGTTCCTCCAATTTGTTCAAATTTATTTCTTTTCGTGATATAGGTTTCATCCCCGGTTCCTACTAATTGTTCTATGGGTGTTAGTGTATCTTGTAATTCTAGAATAGCTTTGTTGATCTCTTGGGCTTTATCGTTATCCTCCCATTCACCATTTTCAGTTGCAGCATTCTTTTCTGCTCCAAATTCTAATACACCCGGAGCGTTAGATCCAGATTTCCCAGCCCCTTGATCGATATCATCAACGGTTATCTTACGTTCTTTAGCAGGTTTTGTGTTATTCCTATCTGGAACTGTTACATATGTCGTAACCTCGTCAGATTCCTTTAGTCTAGATGGTATACCTGTGTATCCATTAAATTTATTCTCGACTGTGAATACATTACTATCTATAACTGGATTCTTTGAACGCTCCCCAGATTTCAATGTTTCAGCCCCATTTGGAAAACCAGCACCTCCCCTGTTTACTTTAAATTCACTATTTAAATTTGCAATCGGTCTATAGGTTTCTTTCCATAAAGCCATAGCATCTAATTGACTCTGGGATGAGAACCCTTTAAAATTGTAACTATTTCCACCATTTCTTTGAGTTACATCACCCCCAACGAATAATGTTTTATCATTCCCAACAGTTTCAAATGAATCTCGGATAACATTCAATTGTTTATTGTTTGTAGCTAACTCACTGTTAACTACATTAGTTAAATTGATATTAGAACCACTTCTATGGGATAGTTTAACCTTCTCCCTCTCTGTGGTGTTATCAATATCAATCGATCCCCCACGTTGATTGATTACCATTCGGTTTTTATAGATAGATGACATAATTAATTTTCGTAGTCGTTTGGATATGTGGAACCGATACCTGATTCATTATCAGTATCATTTAATAAAGTTAAGCTTCTATAATCTTGGGTTACACCGAAGTATACTGGGAATTGTAGATCGCCATCATTATGGAATACCCACACCTTAGAACCAACCTCTGGTATGCCAAATAGACCCTTAGCCTTATTTACATGCTTAGATGGTCTATATGAGAATGAATATGGATTACATTTAACGGAAAAGTTATCTAAAGGCGACGAGAATGCGTCTCCTATAGCCGTGTCCATGTTTTCGTATAGGAATGCTGGGGAGAACGCTCCTGTCTGTAGAGTGGGGGGTTCTGTGTCATTTACATCAATACTGCCATAATTGTTATCAGTAATGATCGATACCTTACCATCTTTAAAGTATCTATAGTTACCACTCTCTCCAACTATAGGATAACAAGGTTCTGCCCAATTGGATAACTTAGCTATCTCCTCAAACATTTCAACATCCTCCCAATCACCTGTAATAAGCTTTTCGGATTCGGTTTTTGGATTTGAGTTAGTTCCCGGTGATTTTAAATTAAAGTTTTCAAATTTTTCAAACCATTCATCATATGGTTGGTTTGTCAATTCGGGAATATAAATCTTAACTCTATTGAGCTTGGCTGGGTCATTATTCTTTACCACAGTTCCTCTATAGAATAAGTTATTAACTCTTTGATCTTCTCCCCCTCTACCACTACCTCGTATTGCCATACATTATTATTTAATTACAAGCTAACTATAGAAAGTCAAAAAGCCCAAGAAATTAATCTTGGGCTTTCATCGATGCAACAGATGAGACTTAAATGTATCCGTAGAGATATTTTCTACGTGATTCTGGAGTGTCTACACTTAGAACACCCTTAGTTTGAGATACAGCAGGAACAACGAGAACAGCAGAACTATGTGTGAAGGTTGTATAACCTCCCCCAGTTTTTGAAAGGGCGAAAACACTTCCATGGTATGCTTTATCTATAACGAATTTAGAACCTTCGACATTTAGAGTAGTTGTGGAACCTACTAGGGGTGATACAGCCGTAAAGGTTATACCCTTATCGAAAGTAGATAGAGATGTTGTAGTAACACCACTGGATGCTGTAACGGTTCCAATTAGATTTGGATCACCTGTTTTTTGAGCGGAAAGTAGGATAGTGTCAAATGAATATAACATACATCTATTTATCCAAATTGACTGAATTTTTTACAAAAGGAAAACCCGCAAGTTCTTCGGACTTGCGGGTTTTAGATTTTAGTTCGTAACTTCAGTTACGGTTGTGAGTATCTTTACAGATAAACAGAAACCGATCCCGGAGTAAACGCAACACCAAGTCCCGTAACAATGACTAGATGGTAATAAAGATTAGCACCGAATATGTTGTTAACAATACCGTAACGGGTCATAAGACCAACGCGAGGCGTGAAGTTAACAGGATCAATAGCGCGTTGCACCATGATCGGAATATACGGACAATAGATAATACCAGTATCATAATATTCAGAACCTTTGTAACCCATCAGCGCATACTCAATAGGCGCAGTTCTCACTGGCGTATATTGGTTATTCGTGTAGTTAGTAGAATTCTGAACTTCAGTTCTTGTATCACGATAAACAGTGAAACGCGCTCCAACAGTTCCTACTTTTGCGATACCAACACCAGCAGTCGAGACTGTGCCATTGATTTCGTAAACTTTAAAGTCTGGTAGCATTTCCAAAATTGAGCATACTCTAGGAGTAGCAATAATGAAGTTTGCAGCACCACGACGGTTACGAGCAGCCATACGGCCAGCTTCGATAATAAGTTTTTGGTAGAATGTTAAATTACGTTCAGCAGTCCAACGACCATCTGCACTTACAGGACTCCAGAAGGAGTAACCTGCCCCATAACCAGCGTTAAACGCTGATTGTAGCATACGCATAACAACCTCACGGTCAATTTCGGCTTGGATTTCGTAAGACATCGCATTCGTAAGCTCACCATCGATGTCGATGCCTTGCATGTTTTTGATATCTTGTTCCAATTCGATAGACCAACGAGTAGCAAGACGACGAGTTCCAGCTTCGACAGAAGTTTTTTCAAACTTCATTTCGATCTGAGGAATACGTCCAGTGTTTTCGTAACTCTCAAGGAGTTGCGCTACACCACGATCTTGATCTGCGAATTCCCATACGCCAGCCAAACCACTAAGGTTTGAAGCAGAAGTACCAGAATGACGAGTATCAAGTAATTGATACCCAAGTTCATTGCTGTCAGGAAGTCCAGTGTTACCATCATACGTGCCAGCACCCGCTCCACCATTAAGGTTTCCGGTTCCGACAGCTAGACCATCTACATGGTCTGTATCATTAAGGAAGTCAGATTGATAAGCATAACGCAAAGCGAATGCAAGACCAACTGGACCACCCATAGGTTGAACACCACAGATCTCGTTAGAGATTAGTTCAGGGAAAGTACGACGAATCATAGGAATGAGGATCTTTGGAAGACGGGAATCACCGGGAGCATAATTGTCGCCATTTCCACCGGGACTATTAGCCACGGAGGTTGCGCCAAAGATACCAGACGATGAGTTACCTGCCTCTTCGAGACACCATTTCTCTTGATTTTCCATTAGGATAGCAGTTGTGCGATAAACGTGTTCATTTTGGATTTCACCAACATCTTTCGATGTGTAGTCCAGAATGCCCTTCCATTTATCAACGACAGCGTTGACATCTTTTGGATCAATATTTTGAGGAATTTTCATATAATATGTTTTCTTTCTATAATTTATTCAAGCCATTAAGAGGCTTCATGGTTCTTGGTGAAATCTTCAGTGCATCCCCTTGCCTTTAGAAAGGACATCTAGGTATTCACTTTGAAGTTCGTTAGAGTTGGTATTATTTACCTTTTCTTCCACAACTTTTTGTGTTGGGATGAAATCTGGCTTAATTGTTCTTGTTTTAATTGCATCTTCCTTAAGAGTTTGCAGTTTTGATGTCTCCTGTTTGTCGAATAGACGAGCAGTGTAATCGTAATTTTCTTGGATGAATTTCAAGGTCTTATCTCCAAGTGCTTTACGAAGGAAATTCTTCTTAGCTTCTGGGAGTTTAGAGGTCTTACCTTCTAGGAGGCTGACAACTTGAGTTTTTTGATTAGATTCGTATAGAGCAGTGAATTGAGTCTTCAATTCTTTATTCTCTTTCTGTAGAGCTGTGAGTTGGGATTTACCATCTTTAACAGCTTCCTTAATTTCAGGATTCATCATCGCAACATCCACACCTAATACATTCTTAAGATTAGCTAGAACATCAAATGCAGTTCTATTCTTAACTGCTGTGTCTAGATCTTTCATATCGATAGATTCCGAAAGGAACTCTTCGAGGTATGCACTGATGGATTCAATTAGAACCTTTTTAAATTTGTTGGCATCTTTAACATTAGCCCTTTCATAAAGCTTAACAATGTTTACCATTTTAGAAGCGTTGTTCTTATCGACTGCTTCAACAACTTTCATCATTTTCTTAGATCTATCTTGATCTAGAGTTGATACGAGAGTCTTAAGTTTCCCAGCGTAAATGTCATCCTGTTCGATGAGTGCGGATTCAACGCTTAGTTCTACTTTAGTATCGAATGCTTCCTGAATAGCGGTTAACGTTTCGGGGGTTATGACTTTTTGAACCTCTTCCGAGAATAGTTTTTTTAAATTTGACTTCATATGATTAGAATAATGTTTTCGTGAGTTCCTTTTCAATCTTAGATTGAAGTTTAGATTCTACCGCTTGCTTAATATATTTATCAGCTTCGCTATAGTTTTTTGCTAAAATGCTATCAATAAATTTTGCAATGTCTGTTGACTCTTTAAAAGTATTTCCATTCTTAGAAGTAAAGTCTTCTGAATCTTCTTCTTCAGAGACTTTCTTATCTCTTTTCTTAGGGTCTGTGCCTTTACCACTTCCCTTACTTTTAAAGGGTTTAGTTTTTGGCGCAAAGTTTTTGCGTTGTTTAACTTTAGATTCCGGTAGAGATGCTTTACCATCCTCCTTCACCTGTTTATATACTGATTTACCCATATTACTATTTATCCTAAAGCGTTTATAAATTTAATAACCTGCTCACGAAGGAATCCATCCATGTCTTTTCCGGGTAGTTTTGATATAGTTTTTTCGAAATTGTCGTAATGTTCTTCAAATCGACCCTCTTGATCAACTACATAACTCTTACTTTCAAGAATACCATTAACAAAAGCTTTTGGATAGGATGGATCTGCAACCGCATCAATCGCAACCAGATACATATTCTCTACCAAATTATAATCAGATGATTCTTTTAAAGAACCTAATGCTCGGGTTGACATACCGATCTTAACACCATCATTAATTAAGGAACGTAGAATTTGACCACATGGGCCAGATAGGACTTTAGCCTTACCGTGGAACCCATCACCCTCTTCATATAGTTCAGTGACTAGGTGACACGCTCTTTCTAGATTAACATCTGCGGAGGCTGGGTGATTAAGTTCGCCCATAGCCCTTCCCGGTGTTACCATTTCATTCATATATCTTGCAACATCCTTACGGGTATCATCAAGACCATATAATCTTTTATTCTTATTAACTTGGTTACATCCAATGAATGGACCTTTAACATATAGGGATGATTGACCCTTCAAATTAGACTGTTCTTCTAGGATTTCGAAGTTGTCAAATACTTCGGGATTCTCAGCCATTAGCTTCAATTGGAGTGCCATGTATATATTTATACAAAACTGTTATAAATTCAATGATATTGACTCAAAACCATTCTTATTAGAATGACCTATCAATAGAAACTCCATATTATGATCCTTACAGAACTTATTAGCTGCTGTCCACTTATCATTATTATTACACCATCTCACCTGTTCGTATACTAGGGTGGTCTTTTTCTTTCTACTTTTTGGATTAGGTTTTTTAGTTTCTTTAATATCTTTTATTTCTATTAGATATTTTTTAAGAGTCTTACCCTCCATAATCTCAACGTAATTATCCACATGATATTTACGTTGCTTACGTTGAACAGAATCGTAATATGGAACCACGATCTCTTCGGATGCCCATTTGATAACGTTCGGATTGGTGTCTAAAAACTTAAAAAATTTAAGTTCGATACCTGATCTATATATAATAGGATCTCTCCCAAGAACCTTTGAAGGGTTGATGGGTTTATAATATCCCTGTTTAAATTTTGGATTTCTCTTTAATCCTAATGATCCCATGATATATTACTCTTTACTATCCTCGTTTGGAATACCATCTCCAGCTTCGAGTTGTGCTTGAATTTTCTTATAAAAGAATACTCCAGCTTCCGCAACCTCGATACCCTTAGATTTAACCGCAGTATCAATTAATTGTGCTAATACTTGGGCTTCATTTTCGTTCAATCTTAATGTAATTTGTTTCATATTAAATCACTAACGATGCTCCTAATTCAAATAGGTCATCAATTTGGGTTTGCGTTAACGATAATCCCGCAGCAATCATTGCAATTGTAGGAGAAGTCTTAACAAATTTGGCATCTTTCTCAAATGCAGTTTGCGCTACGATTTTAGTTACTGGATCTTCTATTGCATCAAGTGCCGCGACTACAGCATCGTATAAGGTTACACCTCCATCCCCATAAGGTGTCAACTTTAATGCTGCTTGTGCTTGCCACGCTGAGATTTCAAAAGAGAGTGGTGTCGCATTTCTAGCTGCGATTTCTTCGTCTGTTAAATCACGGACAACATTACTATTTTTCTCTAAGGTGACTTTGGTTTCTACTATTTGAGTTTCAGGATCGTAAGAAGGAATGGTTAAATCTTGGACAATGTAGGCCATACCTTCTTCTAGGGTAGGAGGTATTGAACCATCCGGTAATTCCCATTTAGTGGGTAGTCCAGAATTGGGGTTAGGATGTTTTTTGAGGCGAGTGGGTGTCTCTCCTGTTGTATCGTATAAATGATAAGTTTTCATATTTTTAGTTGAATTGGGGTTAGGGAATAGCAGTGAATTCGATATGCACCTTGTCAAACGCTCCATAAATGCCTTTGCCATCCGCGCCTCCGGTGACATCGGCACCCCATGTGAATTCTTGGCCGATAAGCGCATGACCAGCAGGGACCGTATAGGTGATAACCGTGGTTGTCCATTCCGCGATATTGGGGGTGCCCGTGGTTACGCCGCCGTCGCCAGTCCATTGATTGACCAGTGGGACATACGGAGTCGTCACGACGCCATTTGGAAGCACAGTTCCCCCTACCGTCGTCTGGAGTCTATGCTCAAAGGTTGTGAATCCACTACGCGAGTTGATGGTGTCGCCGACGGAAATAGTAAAAACATACGTTCCCGCCTGAATCTCGTTGCCGCTCCCAAATCCGGCGATGAGTGTCGCCTCACCAGACGTACTGCTTTTGAAGCTTGTGCTAAGCCGTCCGTGTTTAAGGCCATCCTGTGAAGTAACGCCTTGAGTGCCAGTGTCCTCTATACCTACACCGTAAAAACGTGCTACCCCATTGCCTGTGTAGTCGGTCGAGACACCATCTACGTCGTGAGTATAGATAGTGACTGCCCCCCCAGCAGCAGCCCCCCTCATCATTCCCGGTTGTATTGCTAATCCACTCATGCTGTTATCCAAATTCTATATTTTGTTCCAACTCTACGTCCTGAGATATCGAAAGGATCATTAGAGGATAATGCTGCTATATCTGCTGCATCCCCACTACGAATAACGTAATCAGCACTAAATCCTAATGATCTAGATCCTGTAGCATCCTGCTCCCCCGCAATGTGGAAGGTTTGCCCATCTGTTATATTTGTAGGTGTTTGTAACGTAGCGTTATGACCTAGTGTTAAGGTAGGTTCTACTCCGTGAGTGATGCCGTCATAAGCTATGCTAGACAAACTGGTAAGTGTAGTAGGCGTGAGGTATGTTTGGATCTCGGAGTTAATTGAAGATACTGTTCCATCGGCTTTTAAAAACTCAGCCGAAAGTCCACCTGTTTTAACAATAGATGTAGCTTCCACTGTGCCGCTGGCAGTGATGTCGCCGTCGCTATCAATTCGCATCCTCTCTAGATATCCAGTAGACCCTCTAGTAGCAAAGATTAAATCTGCATAGTTAAGAGAAGCATCTACATTCTGAGAGATAACACCTGCGCGTGTAGATCCTGTCCCGAATAGTAACTCTGCATAGTTATTATCTGTAGCATCTGAGTTGTGAATCTTAAGTGCGGGGCTACCAGCACCTAGAGAGGTGTTAGTGGAAGAGCCTGTTACGTTAAGAGATCCAGCACCATCTGGAACAAATATGGCCAACATACCAGCCGAAGCTTGTAGTTCTACAGTGTCAGTTCCCCCTCCTGAATCTTGGGTCTTAAAGATTAGACTTGCTCTATGATCGAAAGCCCCTGTTCCAGTATTTTGAATTGTTAAAGTGGGCTTATTGGTATGACTACCTACATCATCTCTATCAATTGTGAGAGGTGCTAAGATATTAGAATCAAAGTGGAATCTTGCTGCGGTTCCTGCTCCATCTAAGGTAGTAACACCTGTAGAATTAGTAGTAGCATTCCAATAGTTGGAAACATCATAGCCAAATCTGAATTGTTCTGTAGTAGCTATGGCGTGTAGTTTTGCTGATGGTGTATCGGTTCCTATACCTACATTACTACTAGCATAAACATCCCCTTCTCCCGTAACAGAGAATACCTGACTGTCTGCGGCATTTAATACTTCCAATATATCATCTGTATCTGCGGCAGAACCACGCTTTAAGGATAATGCTCCGCGAGTCGAATCTGTTAAGATTTCTGGATTGGTGCTGAAGTCGTAAACGTCTTGCAAGTCCTGAACCGCTCCACCTGTCCCCGCTCCACCCCCAGATCCAAGACCAAATCTTCCTGTTGCGATGAACTGTGCCTGTGCAATATTAGATAAATCTGTAGAACCCTTCTTGATATTAATAACCGTTCTTACTAAGTCAGCATCCACACCAAGTCCGATTGTAGGGGGAATTGTTTCAGCACCTAACTCTGCATCTGATTGGTTAGCAAATATTTCATTACCATACCTAATAAGAACGGTGTTCGATCCAGCGAGAAAGTAACATAACTGATTCGTCCATTTGTTATTGCCGACCGTAGCTAGAGTCCCGCTACCATCGTCATAGTTGTCTGGATCTATATCGGTTGCAGGAACA